AAACAAGTGCTCTGGTACGTCGACGGCTACAGCGCGACCTTAGACATCAAGCCGGACCCGCTTGGGCTCGAGGCGTTCTGGCCCTTCCCGCGCCCGCTCATGGCGAACCTGACCACCAGCGCGCTGCTCCCGCTGCCGGACTACGCTCTTGCGCAAGACCTCTACGAGGAGATTGACTTCGTCTCCTCGCGCATCTCGCAGCTGGAGAAGTCGATCCGCGTCGTCGGCGTCTACGACAAGACGAACGACGGGCTCAAGAGACTGGTCAGCGAGGCCCGCGAAAACGAGATGATCCCAGTGGAGAACTGGGCAATGTTCGCAGAGAAGGGGGGCATTGACGGCGCCGTGAGCTGGTTCCCGCTCAAACAGATCGTCGAGGCGATGGACAAGCTACGCGAGTACCGGACCGAGCTCGTACAGACAATGTACCAGCTCACCGGCATGAGCGACATCATGCGAGGGCAAGCTGCGAGCGCGGCAACCGCTACAGAGCAGAGCATCAAGGCACGCTTCGCCAGCGTTCGAGTGCAGAGCCGGCAGGATGAGCTGGCCCGCTTCGCCTCGGATATCCAGCGCATCAAGGCCGAGATCATCGCCAAGCATTTCGAGCCGCAGACCATCCTCGACCGCTCGAACATCGCTCAGTCGTTCGATGCGCAGTTGGCAGGTCAGGCGATCGAGCTGATCAAGTCAAAGGTGGCAGCCTATCGCGTCGAGGTGAAGCCGGAGGCAATCAGCCTGACCGACTTCGCCGCAATGAAGAGCGAGCGGACCGAGGTCATGCAGGCGCTGGGAGCGTTCCTCCCGCAGATCATGCAGGCCGCCACAGCGATGCCCGCAGCCATGCCGTTCTTCCTCCAGATCCTGCAATGGTTTTTTGCTGGCATCAGAGGAGCAAAGGGCATGGAGGGTCTCCTGGATCAGGCCATCGCAACCGCGCAGCAGCAGGCCAAGCAGCAAGCGCAGCAGCCCAAGCCGCCTCCTCCTCCCGATCCCAAGATCGTCGCCGCGCAGATGGCGCAGCAGACCGCACAGATGAAAGCACAGGCGGATGCCCAGCACACGCAGCAGGAGCTGCAGGGCGACATGATGCGCATCCAGGCCGAGGAGCAGTCAAAGAGCCGGCTCGTTGAGCAGCAGGCCATCAATAAGCACGCTGAGGCGCTCGCCCGGCAGCCAATGTTTTAAGGAGCCGCATGAAAACCCGATTCCTCTATCGGCCCGATCACCCCTTGTCGAATGAGCGCGGTTTTGTCAACGCAGCCTCCGAGCATGAGCTGTTCGACGCGCACGTAGCCGTGTTCGGTGACGGCTACATGGACGGCGTTCAGGCTCCTGATGGATCCGACATCGGAAGCAGGCGCAAGCGACGCGACTGGATGAGAACAACGGGCTCCGCAGACCTCTCCGATTTCAAGGAGACAGGCGCGAAAGCGGCAGCCCGGCGTGAGGATTATTTGACCACGGGCGGCGACCACAAAGAACGGCGCGAGCAGGTCGGCCGCGCGCTCTACAACGTGAAAATGGGAAGGAAGACATGAGCGAGCTTCGCGAGGCGATCGTTGAGGCAATGAAGAGCGGCACGGAAGAAAACGAGCAGGTAGAGGCGCCCGAGGTCGAGGCCCCTGAAGTACATGCGCCTGAGGTTGATGCTCCCGAGGTCGAGGAAAAGCCCGAGGTCGAAGAGCGCAAGGAGACCAAAGAGGCTAAAGAGGCCAAAGACGGTCGCGATGAGAAGGGTCGCTTCGCAGCCAAGCAGAAGGCGGAGTCAGAGGCGAAGACCGCGCAGCTCGCAGGGAAGCCCGTGCCGGCGCCTACGCAACTCGCAGCCAAGCCCACGCCACAGGTGGCTGCAACCAGGCCGCCTCAGAGCTGGACGCCCGCCGCGCGCGAGGAGTGGGCCAAGGTCCCGGCGTCGGTGCAAGCCGAGATCGCCAAGCGGGAGCGCGAGACCAGCGTCGCTATCCAGCAAGGCGCCGAGACGCGTCGCTTCGCGCAGGAGTTCGGACAGGTCATCCGCCCCTATGAAGGCATGATCGCGGCCTCGGGCTCTAACCCGCTTCAGTCCGTCTCGCGCCTGCTCCAGACCGCGGCCGCGCTGCGCACAGAGCCCGGTCCGATGAAAGCCCGCATCGTCGCCGACCTCGTGAAGACCTACGGCATATCGATTGACGACCTCGCGACAGCGATCGACGGCGGCGCACCGGCGCAGGGGCAGCAGCAGCCCGCTCAGTACCGTGACCCGCGCGTTGACCAGATGCTCGCGCAACAGGACAACGAGCGTCAGCGGCGCGCGCAAGCATCACAGCAGCAGGTGGCAACGTCCGTTCAGGCTTTCGCTACCGACCCGAAGAACGAGTTTTTCAACGACGTGCAATCCGACATGGCGAAAATGGTTTCGGCGGGACTTGCGTCTAATTTGAAAGAGGCGTACGATCGCGCCTGTTCGTTGCACCCGGAAGTCAATAAAGTTTTACAGCAACGTCAGGCGGCAGCGAAGCCATCAGTCGGCTCCACGCAGCGCGCCAGGGCGGCAGCAAGCTCGGTCCGAAGCACTCCGACAGCCAACATCAAAACGGCTCATTCGGATGATATTCGGAGCACCATCAGGGCAGCAATCGTAGCAAACTCGGAACGCTGAGAGAGCAGCAGCTCCCACTCACCCGACCGGCACCCTTATTCGCGCCAGGGCGTGAGCGAACGGCACTAGCCGTCCACGCGCAGAAGGCCGCGACCCAGGAAGCCAATGCGCGCCACGCGCGCTCGGTGAGGTGTTTTCGTGTCTTTCGCCAACCCCAACTACAGTGATGTCCTCGCGACCACTATTCAGTCGCGATCGAAGCATCTGGCCGACAACGTTACCAAAAACAACGCGATCGTTCATCGCCTCAATAAGAAGGGGAAAATCAAGCCAGTCTCGGGAGGCTCGACGATCCTTCAAGAGCTTTCGTTCGCTGAGAACGGAAATTTCGCTTGGTACTCCGGCTATGACCTGCTGAGCGTCGCGGCTGCCGACGTGGTCAGTGCTGCGGAGTTCACCTGGAAGCAGTGCGCGTGCCCGGTCATCATGAGCGGCCTCGAGGAGTTGCAGAACTCCGGTGAGGAAGCGTTCATCGATCTGCTCGAAGAGCGCATCGGAGTCGCTGAGGCGACGATGGCCAACAACATGTCCGCGGGTATCTACTCGGACGGCACCGGCTACGGCGGCAAACAGCTCGGTGGTCTCGGCGCGCTGGTCACTGCGGCCCCGGCAACTGGCGTGGTCGGCGGGATCGACCGCAGCATCTATCCGTTCTGGCGCAACCAGGTTTACGCCTGCGGCGCGAACCCGACTGCCGCCACCATCCAGCCGTTCATGAACAACGCCTGGGTGCAGAACGTTCGCGGGACGGATCACTCGGACCTGATCCTCTTCGACAACAACCTTTTCACCGCGTACCTGGGAAGCCTGCAGAACCTTCAGCGCTTCACGGATCCCGAGCTTGCCGATCTGGGCTTCCAGACGATCAAGTACATGAACGCAGACGTGGTGCTCGACGGCGGCATCGGCGGCTTCTGCCCGTCGTTTGTTGGCTACTACCTCAACACGAACTACATTTTCCTGCGCCCTCACAAAAACCGGAACATGGTTCCGCTGAGTCCCAACCGTCGCGTGTCCACCAATCAGGACGCCGAGGTGCAGATCATCGCGTGGGCCGGCGCCTTCACCACGTCTGGCGCGCAATTCCAGACCTACTTCCGCGGGAGCTAAGCCATGGCTATCAAATACCAGTTCATCGATGAGAAGTTGGGTGTCAGCTCGCCTCCCCAGATCCCGCCGTACGCGAGCGTCTGGAGGCCCGCGACCATCTACGTGGCCGGAGCCAGCACCACCAACGGCGGATTTGTGTTCAGCACCGTCGCCGGTGGCACCTCGGGAGCGATCGGCAACATCGGCCCGACGCCGCAGAACCTCGTTGACGTTGGCACCACCTGGGTGCTTGTCGGTCCGGTCACCGGTCTGGGCGCCGCCGACGTGCTGCCTCAGCAGGAGCTGGGCTACATCGCTCTCGCCAAGGATCAGACGTACGGCGTCGGTGAGTTCATCTATGTGAAGTTCACCGGCGCTTGCGTGGCCGGCGACTTCGTATTCGTGGACCGCTTCGCCCTCACGGCAATTCAGGCTCCCGTCACGGCGCTCAAGGGGAACCTCGGGCTCGCGATGGCAAGCCAGGTCGCCAATCAGTACGGCTGGGTGATGATTCGCGGCGTGCATGACGGCGCCAACGTCGTTACTGCCGCAGCGATCGGGTCCGTGGCCGGCGCCTCCGGTGTTCTGGGCCGCGCAAACATCTCGGGCACCGTGGCGGGCGCAACGTTCGACGGCGTGTTGCTCAAGACGGCCGCCATCGCCAACGTCGCTACGGTGGAGCTCTACTGGCCTGGCTGCTCCGGTCGCTAAGCCGCCCAGGCTGAATCAATCACACGCGGGCGTCCTGGCTTCTGCTGGGGCGCCCGCTTCAACGAGGAGACGCGATGTCGATTGGAATGGCGGATGCCGCCGAAACAGAGATGGCGTACGACCTGATGCCGGGAGTCTCGTCTAACTCGTTCAAGGACGACAACAAGCTCAACGTCCGCTTCTTCAAAGGCAACTCTCTCAACATCGCAGAGAGCAAGAAGCAGAAGCGCCACGTCTACGACGAAGTCACATTCGTTCGAGTCCAGGTGCCCGGCGACTCGAAAAATATCCTCCATGAGCCGCTGCTCACTGAGGATGAGGTGGTCCAGAACCCGCGCCACCAGAAGAATTACGCGGCTCGCTTCCCTGTGCAATACAAGGCATTCCTGGCAGGCGCAGATCAGGCCTCAGCGGGTACGCCTCTGCTCGCGTGGCCGATGATCCGGAAGAATCAGGTCGCCGAGTTCAAGCATTTCGGGGTGGAGACGGTCGAGCAGCTGGCCAGCATCCCTGACAGCCTCGCTCAGCGTGGCATGAACTGGTCGACGCTCAAGAAGAGCGCGATTGACTGGCTCGAGCAGACCAAAGACACAGCGTATCTCGCGACAATGCGGGAGGAGCTGGGCAAGACGCGCGAGCAGACCGATGCGGACATGTCTGCCATGAGGGCGCAGCTCGCCGAGTTGACCGCGCAGCTCGCAGGCAAGGCCGATGTGAAGAAGGTCGTGGTCAAGTAATGCCGGCGTGGTCGACGGCGGGCGCGATCGTCAGCCAGATAGCGACAGAGATCGGACTCGGGCCGAATGTCGATCCGTTCTCCTCCGCCGACCCAAACTTCATTCAGCTCTGCGCGCTCCTTGCCCCGGCCGGGCAGGAGCTCGTGATGTTGCGGCAGTGGACACATCTCGTGGTGCCATACACATTTGTCACCGTCGCGGGCCAAGCCAACTACACGCTGCCCGTCGACTTCCGTTCGATGATTGACCAGACCGGGTGGAATCGCTCGACGCGGCTTCCGCTACAGGTGATCAGCGCGCAGCAATACGAGTACGTGCAGGCGCTCTCCATTGGCGTGACGCTCAACATCCTTTTCCGGCCGCTCAATCAGAAATTGCAGATGACACCGGCGCCAGCGACCGGCGGTCAGGTGATCGCATTCGAGTACATCTCAACCAACTGGTGTGCGCCTACCGGCTACACCACGCCAACGACGGACGCGCCCGCGACCAGCTCCGACGTTGTTTTCTTCGATAAGCTGCTGATGCAGCGCGCGCTCAAACTCGCGTTCCTTAGCGACAAGGGGTTCGACACCACTACCGCGCAGCAGAAATACGACACCGTGCTCGAGCTGATGAAGGGCACCGACGCGATCAGCCCGAAGCTGCGCTTTGACGGCGGCGGTAGCGGACCGTCCCTCATCGGCGCGCAGAATGTTCCGATCACCGGATACGGGTTGCCCTGATGTTACCGCTGCGCCGTCCAGCACAGAAGCGGAGCGTCAGCTCGGTAACGATGCCGGCGCCTACAGGCGGCATCAACACAGTCGACGCGGGTACGGCCATGCCGGCCAACGATCTGATCTACGGCTACAACCTGATCGCGGGAGAGTTCGGCCTGCGCTCGCGGCTCGGCTACCGCGAGTGGGTTACGAACCTTGGGTTCGGCACGATCACCCTCTGGGCACCGAGTACCGCACAGGCTAGCGGCTCGGTCGTGCTTAACGGCGGAAACCTCTACGTCGCCACACAGGCTGGCACCACGGCCGGCGCAACAGGACCAGCCGGCACGGGACTCGGTATCCACGACGGCTCGGTAGTGTGGAACTACCTCGGCCCGTCTGGCGCCAGCGCGGGCAACCTCACTACGATCTGCACGGTGTTGCCATTCGCCGGTAGCAGGAAGAACGGCGCCAGCGATAGGCTTTTCGCCGCGACGATCGATGGCATCTATGATGTCAGCTCATCAACGCAGGCGCCGACCCGCGTGGTCACATTCCCCACGCAGAGCACCGACAGCGGATGGGGCATCTGCCAGGTGGTCTCGACGCCGGCCGGTCACTTCCTCATGTACACCGATGAGGAGAACGGGCTCTACATCTACAGCGAGCTCACTACGCTATGGATCAAGCCGGTGCAGGCGGCAACGGTTGCCTGGATCGTGGCAACGGCTTACGCAGTTGGGCAGTACGTCGCGAGCAGTGGCGTTACCTATATCTGCGCGACCGCGGGCACCTCTGCCGCTGCTCCGACAACGGGTCCAAGCGGGCAGGGCACCGGCATCGTTGACGGCACGATCACGTGGAACTACGCACCGGCGATCGGCGGCGTCAACCCGGCGAACCTCGCTTTCTGTCTCGTCTGGCAGAATCGCGTGTGGCTGATTGAGAAGGACACGACGCGAGCCTGGTACCTAGGCTTCTTCTCAATTCTTGGAACCGCGGTCGCGTTTGACTTCGGCATCCAGCTCAAGGCGGGCGGTCCGCTCGCAGGCCTATTCAACTGGACCGTCGACGGCGGCTCGGGAGTTCAAGACAGCCTGGTCGCGATCTCCACGGGCGGCGACGTTGCAGTCTACCAGGGCACCAATCCCGCGCTGCTCTCGACCTTCTCGATCAAGGGCGTCTGGAGCGTCGGCGCGGTGCCCTACGGCCGGCGCATCGCTACAGATTTCGGTGGCGATCTGCTCATCCTCTCAAGCCTCGGCATCATGCCGCTCTCAAGGCTCATCGTAGGCAACACGGTTTTCGACCGCTCGCAGTACCTGACCAACAAGATCAGCAATCTCTTTAACAACCTGGTCAACGCATACGGGACGCTACAGGGCTGGTCGATCCGACTTCACCCGAGCGATAACGCGCTGCTGGTGCTTATCCCGCAGGCGGCGGGGCAGCCGACGATCCAGCTCGCGATGAGCTTCGCGACAAAGGGGTGGTTTCAGTACCGCGCCCTCCCGATGCTCTGCGCGGAGACATTCGGAGGACAGCTCTACTTCGGCACCACTGATGGCCGCGTCTGCGTCAACACCGATTTTCTCGACAACGTGCAGCTCACGAACCCGCAAGCGTACACGCCGGTTGAATTCTCGATGCTGACTAGCTTCCAGTCGATCAGCCCGGACGGCGTTCCTGACGGACGGAAGAAACGGGTCCAGATGATTCGGCCCACATTCCTGTCAAAGGGCGCCGCAGTGACCTACCAGGCGACGGCGAAATTTGACTTCAATCTCGATGAGCCGAATCCGGCGCCGGTAATCCCCTCGAGCGCCGCAGGGTCCGCAGGGACCTGGGATGTTGCTACCTGGGACGACTCGTTGTGGGCAGGCGAGTACCAGCCGCAGCAGCAGCCGACAGGCGCGTTCGGCATGGGTAACAATGTGGCTATCGCTATCCGCGGAACCACCACCGCTCGCATGTCGCTGGTCGGCATTGACATCATGTATGACGAAGGAGGCCTGCTGTGATTGTAGATGCCTCAAGCGACTTCGAGTGGATCAGGTCGCGCACGAGCTGCGCGGTAGGTCCCGGCTTCCGCGCGATTGCAGCGCGCGAGGGCGATCGTATCCTCGGCATGGTGGGTTTCGATGGCTGGTGGGGCACGCCCGGCTCTGGCGGCGCGGTACAGATGCACGTCGCGATCGACGTGCCGAGCTCAGCGCGCAGGCTCGCGCGCGCCGCTTTTGACTACGTTTTCAATCAGGCAGGGAAAGCCGTTGCGATCGGCGTAGTCCCTTCGCACAACGCGCGCGCGCTGAGGTTCGATCTGGGCCTCGGGTTCCGTGAAGCCTACCGCGTGCGCGACGGCTGGGCGCCCGGCGATGACATGATTTTCCTCGAGATGCGGCGGGACGAATGCCGCTGGCTGAAAGGTGGCTCGCGATGAGCAAAGACGGAGGAGCCGCGCCCAACTACAACGGGGCGGCGGGGCAGGACTATCAAAACGGCCAGCAGTCGACGAATCAGCAGACGCAGAATAACCGGCCAGACCAATCCAACGCATTCGGCGCAAGCTCGAACTGGACCAAGGATGCGAACGGGAACTGGACTCAATCCAGCACGCTCGGCGGCGGCCTCGGACGGGCCGCGGGCAACCTCGAGGGGCAGATCGCCGGACAGGGTGCGATCGGCAACGGCGACCAGGCGCGTGACGCAGCCGTGCGCGGCTCGTTCAATCAAAGCAAGGCGCTCCTCGATCCGCAATGGAGCCAAGGTCAGGAGGCACTGACCTCGCAGCTCGCCGCGCAGGGTCTCGACCCGAATTCGCAGGCAGGCCAGAGCGCCACGCAGCAATTCGGCGCGCAGCGAAACGCGGCCTATCAGGGCGCAGCGAACGCGGCAGAGATGCAGGGCACGCAGGCACAGCAAGCAACCTTCGGTGAGAACTATCAGGCCGCGATGATGCCCTATCAGCAGCTCGGCGCTCTTGGCGGGCTCACCGGACAGCAGAGCTTCAATCAGGCCGGTGCGTACAATCCCAGCTCCCTCCTCCAGGCGGCAGGTCTCCAGGGCAACTACCAACTCGGTAGCGCGGATATGGCCAATCAATGGATGGGCGCAGCCGCGTCGGGGCTCGGTGCTGCTGGCGGTGCCGCGGCTGCGCTGTCTGATGAGCGCATGAAAACCGACGTGGAGCGCCTGCCGGTCGACGCGATCCCTGGCGTGCCGCTCGCGACGTTTGCCTACAAACACGACCCCGGTAAGCACCACCTCGGCGTCATCGCGCAGGACCTCGAGAAGGTGCGGCCCGACCTCGTGCAGACGGGCTCCGATGGCTTGAAGCGCGTTCCGAAGATCCCCCCCTTTAGCTTCTAGGAAAGAAGTCACTATGTCTTCGATCACTTCCATGATGCCGAATCCGTCGCAGCAGCTCGGCGGCACGCAAGACCTGACCAAGCTCTTCCAGTCCAATCCCCAGCTCGCTCAGGCGGTGCTCGGTCTACAGGGTGCGCAGGAGCAGCAGCAAAGCATCCAGGGGCAGCTCGACGCATCGGAAGCGATGCGCAAACAGCTCGCGGGCGGCCATTCGTATGGCCTCGGTGCCGGCATCGGGAACGGCGCCGCGTCGATCCTCGAGGGCATTGATACGCATATGCAGCGCAACCGGCAGGAGGCCGCGCTGGGTAGTCAGCAAGACGCGCGCGGGCGGCTCATCAAAGCGCTTACCGATGCTGCCGGACAGCCGGGCAGCCAAGCTCCCGCGTCGTCTGGCGTGGCCTCTAGCGCGTCGAATTACTAGGAGACGCCATGCCGACCGATCCAACTCCTTTCTGGGACGCTTCCGCCGATGGGCAGACAGTCCCGCTCCCCGGTGGTGGAGAAGCGTCTAATTTCGTCGATCCAGCTCGGCGGCGGCGCATCACTCAGCAAGACCTCGTGAATGCGCTCTTGGCTCAGGACCCCATGCAGCTTCGCGGGACGCCTCCGCAGGACTCGCAGGCACGTGGGTTCTGGGATGTGCCCAGCGACACGCGCACGGAGATGCTGCCCGATCGGCAGGGTGAGCACGCGCAGCCCGGCCAGTTAGACGCAGCGATGGCTCAGATCGGCTCGCCCGATCCGCTCTCGCCCCAGTCTGCCCAGATGCAGGATATCGCGCAGGGCGGCTCGCTCGGCTCTCCCGGCCACGCGCAACCCGGACAACTGGACGCAGCGATTGCGCAGATCGGCACCCCGAGCGGCATCCTCGCGAAGTCCAGCGTTCCAACCCACCGCGCGGGCGCGGCAACGACGGGGCCGCTGGTGCAGGCGCTCATGGCACACCAGCAAGGCGCACCGCAAGGCGCACCGCAAGGCGCACCGCAAGACCCGGACTCCGCGGCGCTGATAGCGGCGCTGCGCGGGCAGCAGGGCCTAGGTCATCTATTCCAGCTCTCCGGCGATCGCGTGCTCGCGCCATTCGGCCAGAGCCTCGACCAGAGCGCGCAGCGCAATTTCGACAACTACCAGCAGCAGCGCAGCGGCGGCCTGAAACTCACGCTCGAGGCGAAGAAGCAACAGCAAGAGGCGGCGGACAAACAGCGCGAGCTCGGCCAGCACCAACAGGAGATCGACCAGACCAAGAGCTATCAGCGCGGCGAGTTGGCGAACCGGAATGCGGCGCTCGGTGTTGGCCGATTCGAGACCAAGTTTGACGCGGCCACGGGCAGGGCAGTCACCACCGACCAGCACACAGGGAAGATCACGTTCTCTGCCGGACCCGGCGGCGGCGTGTCGAAATTCACGCGCCTTCCAGACGCCGATGAGAAAACGCTCGGGGCCGTGCTCAACGGCATTGACGCAACCGACACCGCAAAGAAGGCGCGCTCTGGCGGCCTCCTCGGACGGTACAAGTACGGGGCAACCCTTGATGCCGAGTTGCCCGCGATTGCAGCGGCAGAGTCAGGCAGCGGACGTGCGGCATCGCAGGCGCCGATCGGCGAGCGCGCGCCGGGCTACGTCTCGCCAGCGGGCGACACGTTTTTCGACGTAACGCGCGCGGGACTGGTCGCAGACGCGAAGGCGAAAATCGCCGACCATAAACAGCGCGGCTACGATGTCAGCGTACAGGAGCAGCGCCTCGCGAAGCTCGAGGGCAGCGGCGGCGGCGCGGCTGGAGCCATGAAGATCGCCAACGATGCCGACTTCGAGAAACTTCCGTCAGGAGCTGATTTCATCGGCCCTGATGGGAAGCGGCGGAGGAAGCCGTAATGGGCTGGCAAGACGCTCCCGAGGTGTCGACCTCAAAATGGATGAGCGCTCCCGAGGTCAACGCTCCCGCGCAGCCCTCTGGCGGGGGCACGGGGGCGCTGCTCGCTGCCGTAGAGGGCCTGAGCCAGGGCGCGAC